ATCCCGGTTATGAATATATGTTGTATACATTGGTTTGTAGTTCAACTTTTCACACGAAGCACTGATTATAGTGTTAGCGTATGTGTTGAAAGTATCTTTCCCATGCAATGCTAACTTATGTAGTAAAATGTCTACAGTTTTATTAACACTCTCAGGATCTTTACCGTTGCTCTTCGTCCAATAAGGCATATCTAATATGCTCTCAAGGGATTGTGCAGCAACCCATTTACCGATGTCTTCATCATATCGAAAAGCACACTTTAGAAAAGAGCATTCCTCGAGAGGTCTATGTAATAAATGCACACTTGTCTTGTCCTCACTGGTATAAGTCATACCAATTAGAGACATTTCAAAAGTCATATTTTCTTGTGTTATACACTTCAAATTATCACTGACTGAAACACCATTGTCATCACCGTAAACGATGATTCGAACATTGGCCTCCAGATAATCCATGTCAGGGACGTTCTTGTTGAAACGCTCCGGTATATGGCGAGATAAAATTTGAACCATACAATAGCGCAAGATAATATTATTAACAATTGAATTAACATGTGTGGTCAAAGGATGACCAGACGGGACACTTCCCATCCATTCATATTGGTAACTACTTAAAGGGTCAGTAGTACTGTTAAATATGTGTTTAGAGTTAACTAAATCCTCGAACAAAACAGCACGTATGACTCTCTCTTCTGCTGTAGAATTGTAATAATAATCTTCTATAAATTCGAGAGCACTATAGAGCATAAACGGTGATTGACTACCATCATACGCACTATAATCTCCGAAAATATTATTATCTCCAACACTACGCAGGTGTCGCACTAAACGCCCCCAGTCGTCACTGAAGGCATTCACTCCAACCGCGATGTGATTAAATACGTTATTGTCAATAATCCACTGTGTAAAACAGCCGAAATACTGCCGACAAATTATCAAATACACCAACGGTGAAGCACTAAAGAGCCTAAGCTTCATAGCAGCAACTTTGTCTTTCTTTCGCCTCTCGGCCTTAAGATGATCCATAAAT